CGCTCACCGTAAAGATGAAAGATGGTCAACTGTCTATTTTTATGGGCGCGCCAGCCTATACTATCAATTTAGGCACATTCTTTGACAGATTTACCGATGGCGATATTCCAGATGATATCATAAACAGCCTACCAGACAATATCAAACAGTCCCTAAAGAGTGGCAAAAAGGATGTAGTTCTTGATACTGATAGAGTTGGCGTTTTTCACTATAAGAAAGACGATTGGCAGCAATGGGCAAATCCCATGATTTATGCTATTCTTGATGATATTATCATGTTAGAAAAAATGAGACTTGCCGATCTTTCGGCACTAGATGGTGCTATTTCTAACATTAGACTTTGGACTCTTGGTAATCTGGAATATAAGATTTTGCCAAATAAAGCTGCTATTAATAAGCTACGTGACGTTTTAGCTAGCAATGTGGGTGGTGGCACTATGGAACTAGTTTGGGGTCCAGAACTATCATTCAAAGAATCAAGTAGTGAAGTTTATAAGTTCTTAGGATCAGAAAAATATACAGCTGTTCTTAATAGTATATATGCCGGTCTAGGAGTTCCACCAACTCTCACTGGCATGGCAACCAATGGCGGTGGTTTTACAAATAACTTTATTTCACTTAAGACTCTTGTTGAAAGACTACAGTATGGTCGAGACTTGCTAACAAAGTTTTGGGAAAAAGAAATTGAAATTGTTAGACAGGCTATGGGCTTTAGGCATAAAGCGTTTGTACAGTTTGATCAAATGAGCCTATCTGACGAAGCGGCAGAAAAGAATCTACTAATACAGCTTGCTGATAGAGATATCATTAGTCAAGAAACACTCTTGCAAAGATTCAAAGAAATTCCTCAAATTGAGAAGATTAGACTTCAGAGAGAAGTTGCAGATAGGGCTGATGAAAAGAATCCACACAAAGCTTCACCTTTCCATACTCCACAACATAAAGAAAACTTGGAGAAGATTGCTTTACAAAGTGGAAAAGTATTACCCTCTGATGTTGGTATTAAGTCTAGTGTTCCAAAAGACCTACTAATCCAACCCAAAAGTCCTAGCCCTCTTGGTGGCGGCGCACCACAGTCACCCAAACCATCTAATCCAAATGGGCGACCGCCACTTTCTCAAGATACTGATCCTAGAAAGAAAAGGGTAGATAAACCTAAATCTAAACCGGGAGTTGCTGAATTAGTAGTATGGGCAGAAGAAGCTTGGGATAATATATCGGACGTATTAAATAATGCATTTTTAAGTCATAAAAATAAGAAGAATCTCAGACAGTTAACCAAGGCAGAGGTAAATGATTTAGAACAATTAAAGCTTGACGTTCTAACAAATATTGATCTTTTATCTAAAGTGGATACTCAATCTATCCATAAGGTTTTGGCCTCTAAACACACCACACCAAAAGTTTTCAAAGATGCTTTAGTCCATGATGATATTAGTCTAGATACTATGAGTATAGACAAATATAGACGAAATATTATTGGGTTATTTATACAGCAAAATGCTGCTATTTAAACACTTAATAGCTTTTTGTGTATATTAATTTTGAGAGGCTAAACATATGAAAGTATATAAACAAGAATTATTAGACGGTTTATCTGAACGCATCAAGTCGCAAGCAAGCATTGCTTATTGCGTTCCTGCGGTATTGGTAAATCGTGTTGATGATAAAGCTGCGCAAAGTATGTCGCGCGATATTATCGATATGGTAAAAGCATCAAGTAACCCCAATCAAGTAGACTTATATTACATTAAATCTGTACTAGTTTCTACTGGTTGGAATAAGAATGACGATGTTTTTGATGCAGGACAAACTTGGGCTGCTAGAAACACGCCCGAAGACAAACAATTCAACTTCATGCATAATGAGAACGATATAATAGGTCATATTACTGGAAGTTATGTAGTTGACAGAAATGGTGAAAAAATCGAAGCGACAGAGAATGATGTTCCAAGTCAATTCGATATTATCACAGAAGCTGTCATATACAATAGCTGGACTCATCCAGAAAACAGAGACAGGATGCAGAAAATTATATCAGAAATTGAACAGGGCAAATGGTTCGTTTCTATGGAATGTCTATTTGCCGGTTTCGATTATGCAGTACAAGATCAAAGTGGTAATTCACGTTTAATCACACGTAGCGAAGAGTCTGCGTTTTTAACAAAGCACTTAAGAGCATACGGTGGTACAGGAGAGTATGAAGGCTATAAAATTGGTAGATCATTAAGGGATATTGCTTTCTCTGGTAAAGGTTTAGTTTCTAAACCCGCTAACCCAAGAAGTGTTATCCTTGATTCTAGCAAGGCTTTCTCTGTAAAAGAAGAGTCTAGTATTTTAAACGTTTCTAAAGGAGATAATAATATGTCAGATACTAACTTAGAGAAGCAGCTAGCCGATCTACAAGGTGGTGAGGTAGCTTCTTCGCAAGAGGAAACAAAGACTGAAATCTCAACTGATACTCTTGAAAAAGAATATGCAGAAAAGGTTTCTGTTCTAGAAACAAGTCTTGCTGAAAGAGACACAGCTATCAAAGCTTTTGAAGATAAGGTAGCGAGTCTTGAAGAAACTCTAGCCAGTAAGGATAAGGAGCTTTCTGAACTTTCAGCCGCAGTCAAAGACATGAAGACAAAAGAAAAAAATCGTAACCGTAAAGAAAAGTTAATGTCATCTGGTTTTGAAGAAACAGAAGCAGAAGATTCATTAACACTTTATGATGCGCTTGAGGATGAAGCTTTCGAAGCCATCGTTGCCATGTACAAGAAAAAGATGGCAAAGAAGGCTGAAGTCAAGGAAAATCTTCCAAAAGATGAAAAGAACGAAAGCGCAAACCCCAAGGCAGAAGTAGTCGCTTCAGAAACTGAAACAGAAGTTACTGAAGAACTCTTCGAAGAAGTAAACTCAACAGAAGCCACTCTCGTAGATGCTTCTGATGTAAAAGATGAATTAGAAGTCACAAGAGCTAGTGTGGCAGAGTGGCTAACAGAAAACGTCCTACGTAAGTGATTTAAACAGGAGAAAAACTATGGCCCTAAAATCAGATAGATACGAACTTCAGACCGATATCAGTTTCTTCTACAATGAAGGCACTGCAACTCGCGGTGGTGTAGTTGTACACGATACAGCCGGTTCTGGCGCTGCTATGGATCAAGGCGTAAACCTTGTAAAGTATGCTACCGTCACAGCTGCTAGTCGCCCAGTAGGTATCCTACTTAACGACGTTGTAAACAAGGATTTAACCCGTACTCACCTTAACATGCATAAGGATGAGGTTCAAAAGGGTGGTAAGGTTACTGTACTCCGCAAGGGTTACGTTGTAACTAACAGCATCACAAGTGCATCAGTAAGTGCTGGCGATCCTGCCTATGCTTGCCACGTTAACGCTGGCAATCTTCGCATTGATAGCCCCGGCAGTTCTGGCGTACTACAGGTTGGTCGTTTCCTCTCCGGTAAGGACGAGGACGGCTACGCCAAAGTAGAAGTAAACCTACCCTGACCTATAAGAAACTAATAAAGGAGATTTAAACATGCCATTAAACAAAAGACCTAGCGATGAGTTCATCGCTCTCCTACGTAAGTCAGGGGATGCCGATGTTAATGTGGCTGCGGCTGCTCAACGTGAGTTTGCCAAAGCACTAGAACTTCCTCTCCGTAAGGGCGTTCTAGTTGGTAATATTCTCGGTGATATTTTCGAAACTATCGCCGTTGAACCCGGTTCGACAACGGAGTATCCTCTTGACCTCGTTTCTCCCGGCCTAGAAGGTGAGCATGTTGCTTACACCAATCCCGGCCACGGTAGAATCCCAGAGCGTTCAGTTGAGGGTGACTATGTGATGATCCCAACCTATAGTATCACATCTTCGGTTGACTATCTCCTTCGCTATGCCCGCGAAGCCAGATGGGATATCGTTGGTCGTGCTATGCAGGTGATGGAAGCTGGTTTCACCAAGAAGATGAACGATGACGGCTGGCACACAATTCTAGCCGCTGGCGTTGATCGTAACATCTTAGTGTATGACGCTGATGCAACTGCTGGCCTCTTCTCAAAGAGACTCGTTTCTCTCATGCAGACTGTGATGCGTCGTAACTCTGGTGGTAACTCCGCTTCAGTGGGCCGTGGTCGCCTAACTGATATCTATGTTTCACCAGAAGCATTAGAAGACGTTCGCAACTGGGGTCTTGATCAAGTTGACGATGTAACCCGTCGTGAAATTTATACCGCTGCTCCCGGTGGTGCGCCCATCACCAGAATCTTCGGTGTAAACCTCCATGATCTAGACGAACTAGGCGAAGGTCAACAGTACCAGAGCTTCTTCGCTGATGATCTCGGCGGCGCCGTGCAGGCTAGCGATCTTGAACTAGTTGTGGGTCTTGACCTTTCAACTAACGATAGTTTCGTAATGCCCGTCAAGGAACAGCTACAGGTCTTCGAAGACCCAACTCTACACCGTCAGCAACGCGCTGGTTACTACGGCTTTGCAGAGCTTGGCTTTGGTGTTCTAGATAACAGACGAGTTGTTCTCGGCTCGTTCTAATCTAAAATACTAGAGGAATTAGCACAATAGGAAGCCGCCCTCATTTGCTTGGGGGCGGCTTTTTATGTGTATAGTATTGTAGATATTGTACGCGAGGACTCTAATTAGGAGAAAAATATGGCAGCATTATCGGATTATTTGGAGTCAGGTCTACTTAGCCACATATTTAGAAACACAGCTTTCTCTAGACCCTCCACAATTGCAATTGCACTAACTAGTGGCGTTCCACTAGACTCTGACTCTGGTTCAACTATCCCAGAACTACCTTCTGGTGTGGCTAGAGGCAACAATTTTGTCAGTACCAATTATAAAAGAATTAATCTTTTTAATCCAGCAACGTCTGGCAATGCTACATGGAATTCTGTTGGCGTTGATGATTTAACAACATATTCAGTAAGTGGCCATAGCAATTCTGGCGTTAGTGCTGGTGCTAGCGGTTACTTTTATCCACTATATTTAAATGTTACCACGGCACAAAATGCAGATGCAGCAAACACATCTCAGCCTCAAGGTTTTACTAAGTCATATAGATTTAGAGAATTTCCAAACGTTATATTTTATGCTCCAGAAAGTTTGGCTAGTTCTGGCTTAACTGACCCCGGTTACACTTCTTACGAAGGTAATGGTTTTATTAAGAATGCTTTTCAGCTAGTATTTAATACCGCGCTGTCAGATTGGGGCTGGGTTTCTGGTATAGCAATTGTAGATACTGCTAATCATGGCTCTGGAAACATGTTGATGTATGCAAAGCTTGAAAATCCTCGTTATGTTTACACTGGCGACAATATCAAGTTCGACACCAACTCTCTAGAGATTAGTCTAAAATGATCTTAAGCAAGTTAAAACTTGTTGAGAACATTGTTAATGAAATTTCCGATAATTCAACTGGCCAAATATCCCCAATGGATATTAGGCACAACTTATTGGACATAATTGACTCTGTTCATCTATTAACGATTGGCCATAATCTTAAAGGGGCCAATTTTGACACTCCCGCTACGCGCACAACTAGGGCGGGAGAATTGTCACTTGAGAAGCTTGGTCTAGAAGGCTATTTTAGCGTAGATAATTCTGCTTTTGGATATGCCGCCTTACGTTCTAATTATCAAGGCGTTCGCAATACTGCCGCTGGATCACACGCATTGGGATGCAACGTTTTTGGCGAAGATAACGCTGCTCTTGGTCATTCTGCTTTAGGTGGCAACACTGTTGGGTTCGCTAATGTTGGTATTGGTAATTACTCTTTAAGTAATAACAAAGAGGGCAATTTTAATATTGCCATTGGTCACGCTGCTGGTTATTATGTAGATAAAAATACTAGTAATAAATTATTTATCGCTTCTCATCCAGTTGATGATGAGTACATGTGTGAAAATCCACTTGGTTCTGGATTAACCCCACTTGTACATGGTGATCTATCGTCTTTAAAATTTGGTATTAAAACCAATAATTTACATAACTATGGTACATTACAGGTTGGTGGAGATGCCTCACCATCAAATAATAATCAGTATAATCTAGGCCACAATCTATACGCATGGAAAAATCTTTTCCTATCCAACTCATTACTATTTACTAATAATACTGCAATATCTTCTAGCGGTTCTAGCATAGCTGTAAGCGGAGATTTTTCTCCACTACTAAGTGAAACTTATGATCTTGGTAGCGCAACCAATCTATGGAACAAAGCATATCTTAATGATCTTTTTGTTAGCGGCGTTGCTACTATTAAGAGATTAAGAGCCGTTGAACAGTGCGATTATCTTTGCAAGACAATAAATCTTGCTGGTAGTGGTAATATAGCTACTATTGATGGCGGTGGCCCAGAATCTCTATACGAGTATGCAAATCAAGATATTGAACCAACAAACTCTTGTGGTATGTTGAGTGACGAAGAACTATCTGGCGCTGGTTTTATTATTAATTCTAGCGGCGTTGATTATGTTCGCCAATATAGATTTGATTTTGCTCCACCAGATGAATCACTAACCTGTTTAGAGAGTTCGTCACCATACGAACAAGCATCTTGGAACAGCAATATCAGCATACATTTGTCACCCGACACACACTTAAGAACAGACCGTGTTTTATTCCCACAAGATATATCATTAGTTAGTCAATCCGGTTGTCATGGCGTATTTTTATTAGATGATAAATTTTACTTTGCCAATGAAGATGACGTTAATGTTTCTCCTAAATTAGCTACTTCTAGTGGATATATGTGTGGCGTTGGTGATATTAATTTTGTGTCACCACTAGAGAGAACAGGTGATTATTTAGTTAATATTGCTGCTTTAGAATCTGGCGTTAGTGTTGGTCAAAGATTTTTAACTGGCACAAAAGTTAGAACAAAAGACGCCCTTAATAGTAATAAAGATAAACTAAGAGGTTTTGAATTACAATATATAGATGACTCTAACAATGTCTTTGGAAATCAATTGACCGATAGGTTCGTTATAGGCTCATATAATAAAACATCTAATTTTGTCAATGCTGTTACTATATTAAAAGGTGATAATGACGGCGTATTTGGCATCAACAACTTATCACCATTAGCTAAAAATATTCTTCCAGAAACAGCATTAAACCTAAGAATGGCCAGTAATGCTATTGCTAGGCTCACGGCAGAAAATCAAAACTCTACAGTTGCTGCGATACAATTGCTTGGTGGCAGTAATTGTTTATTAAATGGTTTTGAGGCGGAATATTCTAACGGACTCGGCATAGCAGACTTGAGCATGTATAAAGATTCTGGTAAGTCAGTCTTTTTAAGATTTTATGGTAATAGTAATAGATTAGGATTATTTACGGGCAGTGGCACAGCTAATGCTATGTTTACTGTGGGAGATGATTATTCCACCGATGCTGTGATTAGTTTACATGAAACTTCTGGCACTGTTTCTTCTAGTCCAAGATATGGCAAATTTTTTATCAAACCAAAGATAAGACCATATCAAGTTGATACAGCTTATTTATTAGACGGTAGTGGAAATCTACACGACTTGATTGTTAATAAGTATGATGTTACAGACGGCCGTGGATTATATACTGATAACAACGGCAACACATTTGGCGGTTTATATTGCCCACAATCTAGAATTAATCTTTCCAGCGTAGCAAATAATACCGCTATTGGATATAAAGCTCTTACATCTATTACTACGGGTGACGATAACGTTGCGTTTGGATTAAATTGCGCCAGTGGCATCACTACTGGTAGCAATAATACCTTTTACGGAACAAATTCTGCAAAGTCTATCAGAACTGGATCAAAAAATATTGTTATTGGAAATAATGCATTTAATGCTACACAGTTTAGTATCAATAATAGCATAGTTATTGGTAATGATGGAATTGGAGATGGCACTACGGGAGATTATCAATTTTACCTTGGGGCTTCTAGCAGTTCGGTATTGTTGCACGGTATATTAGGACCGACCAATTCTAGCAAACAACTTACCATGCCCAGTGGCGGTAAGTTATATATTAAAGATGATACCAACACCGATTCACTATGTTTAAGAACTAATACCATACAGGTTATTGATGGCGGTGGTAATAACTATCCAGATAACACACTGACATTTACTTTTACTGGTAATAATTCTGCCGACTTACTCAAACTTAATCACGCCGCTAACCCTTTAAACATAACTCCTAATTACGCACTACCAACGGTCGCCCGTCCATATGCTGAACTTAAGGGAGATTTAAGATTACTAGGTAGCATTAGATTTTCAGATAATACTTCTTTAAACTCATCTAATTTTTTAACTAATATTGCCACGCTTGCGTCTGGATTAGAAGTAACTAATTCTGGTCTTAATACATTGACAGATAGTGTTGGGACTTTAGTAATAGAAGGCTATGTTGTATCTCAAATTAATGCGCCAACCAATTCTCTCTATCCAACTAGTGGCTTACTGGTTACAAAAAATAGAGATTGGGACAATGTGGGAAATCAATTTATTGTTAATAGAGACATAACGTCTGTTATCCACTCTGGAGCATACGTGGTTGCTATGCGTGTTAATAATGAATATAGGCCAATGTGGATTAGCGCAGCGGATACGTCATGTGAGTGTTGCCATAGATAGTGGAGGTAATTTGTGGGCCAGCCTAATCCTCCATGCTTTAAAAGAGCTAATCCATATATAAGTTTTACAACAACAACTACTAGCTCTACTACTGTAGAGCCAGATTTTTTTATTATACCTCCTAGCGGCTTTCCCTGTCCAGAATTATACTATTCTGTTTATACCACACCAACTTCTAGTTCTAGTAGTTCTAGCAGTAGCTCAAGTAGCAGTTCTAGTTCTAGTAGCTCTAGCACTAGTAGCACTAGTAGCACTAGTAGCACTAGTTCTAGCTCAACCAGTTCTAGTACTACATGTCCACCTGCTCCACAGCCACCAATTCCAGACGTTCTGTGTGACGATGGCACATATCTTTCGCAAAATCCTAAATATGACGGTGCGGGATGTTTAGCTGCATACGAATGCCCAACAACTACCACTACTAGCACAACGACTACTACTAGCACTACAACCACAACTACTAGCACCACAACCACAACCACAACCAGCACAACGACTACTACTAGCACCACAACCACAACTAGCACAACCCCCACCACAAGTACCACAACAACTAACACCACCACCACAATCGAGCCATTTTTTTGCCCAGAAGGGTCAACCACTTGTGGAATGGATGGAACTGATTGTTGCACAAATGGTATTCAATATTGTGATTACTTTGATGGAAACGTATGCAAGACATGCCCACCATATAGCACAGTGTGTGAACTACCATGTGTTTACACCGACGAAATATTTAATGAATTTAATGGCTGTTTTGAGGGTTTGAAATGTGAATGTCCACCAACTACTACCACGACAACCACCACTACAACTACCACGACTACTACTACAACCACGACAACCACGACTACTACTACCACCACCACCAGTACATCGACCACCACCAGCACATCGACCACCACCAGCACATCGACCACCAGTAGCACATCGACCACCAGTAGCACATCAACCACCACTAGCACATCAACATCTAGTTCTACTAGCAGTTCTAGTTCTAGCTCTAGTAGCAGCTCTAGTTCTTCTAGTTCTTCTAGCTCTAGTAGTAGCTCTAGTAGCACAACACCTAACCCATGTCCTATTGGTTTTAGTCAGACTAGTATAGGGTGCTGTCCAGACGGGTGGAGTCCAGTAGATGGCTTCTGTTGCCCGCCGGGTGCAGTAAGCCAAGATGATTGCCAACCCCCAGTAACAACTACTACTACAACTATATCACCAGATGGATGCTGTGATATAAGATCGATATCAACCCCAATTGGTGGCGAAAATGAACCAACCGGATTAGATTGTACGAATGGTAATTTATGTCCAGACAATAGCGGTGGCACATGTATACAAAATGGTCAAGGCTATTGTTGTTGTTCACCATGCGCCCAGTATTCACAATGGAGTATTAGTGCTAACTGGTGTGGTTTGTCATTTACATACGATAGCCAAGGTAATGGACATTTTAGAACCGACAATAATGGAACGCTATGTACCGGTAGCGCTGGTCAATTTGGATATTTATGTGGATTTAATTCTGCGCAGCTTTATATGGATGAAGAATTTGAAGGCATTGGACTACATTGTATCGGTAGCATATTCATATGGGGCATTAAAGATGGTCAAGTTACAGATGTTAGAGTGTATTTAAAAGATGGTCAAATAGACAGCGTAGTAAATGGTGGCTCTGGTTATTGTGGGAATATTAACGTAACAGTGACATATCCATAAACATGATTAAAGTAGCAGACATATATGTATCAGAAGATGGTTGTGGCCCATACACTATAAGCGTATGTGGGGGCGCAGACGCTTCGTATTTTAAGGTTATTGGTAAATCGTTATATTTTGATGAAAATAGATTTCAAACTACCACAACAACCAGTACCACTAATACAACTAGCACAACTAGTACCAGCACCACAACAATTCCTATAATAACTTCTACAACAACTACTACCATTAATCCGAACGCAACCTATAATTGGACTATGGTAGAAAATCCAAGAGCTTGGACAAGCATAGCATCATCTAGCGATGGTTCTAGATTGGCCGCCACCGTTGATGATGGTTATATTTATACTAGTTTTAATAGTGGTTTAAGTTGGGTGGCTCAAACCGATTCTGGCGCTCGAAAATGGAAGACTATTATAGGTTCCAATCTTGGTAATTGGTGGTGGGCTGGTGCCTCAAACGACTATATTTATCAAGGACAAGTTCAGTGGCCACCGGAGACATCCGCCGGTATTAGATATTGGAAATCTATAACAAGCTCAAATGACGGCTTGAGACTAGCAGCGTGTGTTACTTTTGGCTACATATATACTACAAATGGAACTAATAGATGGGTTGAACGAACTAGCGCTGGTATCAGAGAATGGACTTCTATTGCGAGTTCTAGCGATGGTCTTAAATTAGTAGCAACAGTTGGTTTTGGTTCTATTTATACTAGCGTTGACGGTGGGCAATCTTGGACAGAAAGAGTAGTAGTTTCGTCTGGATTACCTTGGGGGTCCGTAGTAATTTCTGGTAATGGCTCTAAAATAGCGGCAGGAACTATAGGTGGCGATGTTTATATTAGCACTAATAGTGGACAAACTTGGTCAAAAGTTTACTCAACTCCTTCTGTGGGTCATTTGCGTTCTGCAATTATGTCTGATGATGGATCGAAATTAGCTTTTGCTGATTATTATGGATATATTTATACTAGCATCAATGGTGGACAAAATTGGGTCAGACAAACTAGCCTTGGTTCTAGAAATTGGGTATCTATTACTACTTCCAATGACGGCACTAAATTAGCCGCAGCAGTTCAAAATGGTAGAATTTATTTAGGGACGCTATCATCATGACTTTAACTATCACATGCCCCTGCGGAAAAATATTCTTACCAATTGGAAGTAAATATTCTAATGATGGTATGAGTTTGTCTTTGTCTAATGGTGAAGCGTCACAAAATTATGATTTATCGCACAATGTAGATGCTATGTTAGAAAGTGGCCAGCTATTTGCTACATCGTCTTCCGCCATCGATTTTGACAACCTACAGAGCATAACAATCAATTTTAATAGAGAATTACAATTGTTTGGTCAAATAAAGGTTGTCGTTTCTATACTAAATAGTTCTGAATACGTTGCTGTTAAATTAGTTGGCACAGATGATGTTACTATAAACCTATCTCAAATTACTTTAGATAGTACTGCTATCGTAAAACACTCTATAGATAATGCCAAGTTAAGAATTGATATAATTAGTCTATGTGAACACTCTGATGCTAATTGTTGTGACAAATTACCAAGTCAATTTATTTTATATAATCAAGTGCCTAGCGTTTGTGTATATACAGCCACTCCTAAAACTTACACTGTTAATGTTTGCTTAAAAGACTTGGCTAATAGATTTACTCCAATTACTAGAGTTTTTAGTTTATCTGGTGTTCGATGCACAACAACTATTCCACCAACAACAACCACAAGCACAACTACCACTACCACTACCACTACTACTACTACTACTACTACTACTACTACTACTACTAGCACAACCACCACTACTAGCACAACAACTACTACTAGCACAACCACCACGCCCCCACCGTCAACATGTAATTGGAACGGCGCCGGGGTA